TTTACTATAAAACTCTCTTCTTACTAAATCTCTATATTTAATATACGCTGGTTGGATTACTTTGTCAAAATAATTTTTATCCCATCCTCCTGCAGGCCTGCGCATCACATAGCGGTATCGTGGGGTAATTGCCCGTATCTCACGTAGATTGCCACGGCAAGCGGTTCTAATATCATCAATAGAAAACGAATTACCCACATGACGCGGGTCAGTTGGCGCAAAGTTCCAGCCGGAAGGGTGATTATGTGTTAACACCGCATCTTTAAGTTTTTTCATTTCGGCAGGCGTAACATAAACTCTGGATGCTCCGCCATGTTTCAACATCACCAGCCTTCCATTTTGGTCTAATACCTGCAATGTCTCCTGCGCTCGCTGATGTTTGATTACTTTTTCATGCTGTTCCAATTCCTGTTCCAGGGTGTTTCGCTTCATATAGGTGAGTGGATCCTCGGGCTCGGGGTTTTTATCCTGATACTCAGGCCCAAGGGCAGGCTCAGCCCAACATCTGCATCTGTATGTCTCGCCCGGATGAGCCGGTTCGCCCTTAGGACCTGCCGGGGGAGGTTTTTTCCAGGTGAAATATTTGCCGTTGAGCGCGGCATGTTCATCGCGCACTCTGCCGTCTTTTAATGTTCTCCAGATATACCCTTGTATCCCGGAAGAGGTTTGCCGCACTTTTGTCACTTCACCAAAAAACTTGCCTGCCTGGTCTGCGGCCCAGAACTTTGCCTTGTTTCTATTTACGCCGGTTATATGCTCTATAGAATCAGTCATCTCTTTCAAACTTTTTCCCTGCGTGAGACCGTCCCCTAATACCCGCATCATATCATCAAGATGTTGGGAGGCAAGCGAGCGGATGAGTCCTAGATTCCGCTTAATCATTCTGTCCCTAAGCACTGCAGTCATACCGGTGTTTCCGGACAGCATATTGACTGTAGTAAGCCAGAGCTCGCCGCTTGCTCCTTGTGGGGTAGGCCTTCCAGTTATGGAAGGTGATTGCGGGGTATTGAGGCGTGTAAGAAGACTTTTCATGGCTTCAATTGTTTTGTCGCGGCTCCATGCATCAAGCAGATGAAAATGCCGCGCAATTTGCTTTTCCAGTATTGCTGCATCAATCCATTCATCAAACTGGTCTTTAAGATTTATAATGAATGCCATCATTTCTTCGGTGGGTGTGTCCTGGCGAATATTTTCATCAGATCGCACTTTTTTTTGCAGCGCTTTAATTACTCTATCGTTAACCCGCTGTGCTATTTTAACAAACTGTTTTTCAAAAAATTTCTCATACTGATTTTCAAGATGCAGCGGATACATTGTATCATTATGTCCCTTTAGTCTTAGATTATGTCCCAGAAGGCTTCCAGACGCAAGGAAACCGTGTCCAAACGTGTCCAAATTATGTCCCTATACATTTCTCTACCCCCTCTGACCCCCCCCTAAAAAAGGCCTTTTTATGCGTTCTGATTGTCCCTTTCATTTTCGCCTGTTTCAACGGCTTCTTCCGCTTGTAACGGCGGCATACTCATATCAACAGGCTGGTTTTCCCATTCCGGAAACGCCTCCAAATCAGCAAATCGCTCCTGTCTAATGTCATCCGGCGACAACACGCCGGTCGTCACGTAGATCTGATCCCGTTGCGCCTGCTTGACTTCTATATCTGCTTTTTCTAAAGGGCCCACTCGCCACAATGGATTAAACTCAAACTCCCAGTCAAGATTATCTACGTTCCCATGCAGAGCTTTATATATCTCACCTTCTTGTTCTTTCACAATAAGGCCGATAATCTTTTCTAAGATGGGCCTCACTTCCAATTCTTGGAACTTCGCGATGGAATCATAATAGGATATAATATCGAATTTCCCGGCGGTAATCACTCCCTGACTTTGCCCCATAAGCCTACTTTTCGGCATGCGTGCAAAACCAGATAGGTTTTCAAATATAAAATCAAATACCTCTTTGAGGCCAGTGATCTGTCCTGCCTCAATGCGCATAAATTCTTCTCCTTCATCCAGCACTACCGCACTGTGTGTCGACAGTACCGCCTTCATCCTAGCAACAAACTCCGCGAGTTTCTCAGGGGATAGGTTGGATACCTTGGGGCTTTTGAAAACCTTGGCGGCCATTTCAAACACCAAATGATTCACACTCCACAGGGCCGTGTCCTGGGCAAGCACCGCATCAAGTATAGTCTCAACAACACTTATGCCGCGTTTTTCCTCCTCAATGTATGAATGTATCATCCAGGCAATGCGGTCTTTATGCACTTTTACGCCATCTATCAAAAAGGTCTTATCGTGATACAGCTTCGACAGCGGGGAAATTGCGTCATCGATAATCTGCACATACTCGGGGCTTATGACATTGAGATAATCGAACCGTAGTATATCCGCAGGGATGGGCTCCTGGAGCGCTCTATCATCCTGCGGCTTTTTGCCTTTAATGCCAAAAAATAAAAAACCGCCTTCTGCATATAGCCTGCTTGCTCGTATAAGATCGGTAATCTTTCGTCGCACATCAAGCTCTGTCAGTCTGTTCTCTATGAGCCGCGCAATCCCTAATCCTTCAAGTCCTGCATCCTGGTCGTCTTCATCTCTGTTGGTTTTAATTGTAATCCATTCCCGTGTGGCATCCTCGGCTGGTGCATCTACTATCGTTTGGATAAAACCGTTTGAACGATACCATTGCCGTGCTTGCGCCGGCGTCATGTAATAGGGTGAGGGAGAAATACGCTTCACTTTATCACTTAACGTGCCCTTGCCGGTGCCGCTCTCTATGAATCCGTCATTTCGTCTTGCTTCAAAACCTACCTTACGCTTTGCCATTTTACCACCTCAAAAAATGTAATAGACCATCAAATCTACGTTCAAGCCGAGCACCGCCCATTCCTAAACACTCAATTAGGCCTGCAAGGCTGTCGGCCGCATCATCATGCCGCGAAAGCTCTGAATAACTAAGCAATTGTGTCATATATTCCTGACTAACACACTTTGAAAAACGCAGACGGTCCCAGTGCACTTTTACCGCATTCACTATCCGCAGATGCTTGTTCGCTGTGTGCGTCACTTCGCGCACGGGAATGCCGCGGCGCTTAAATTCCGCGGCTATAGCTTTTTGTGCCTGGTTTGCCTCAATGAACAATGTGCCCGCGCCACTATTGTTGTATAATCGTTCCACGCGATTGTAGGTTTCGTCAAGCTGGCCGTGCCATATTTCACCGCCGGTCACATAGATCGTAAACCTGTCATCATCGTCATAAACTATACCGCCAAATGTGAGCGCTGAAAAGTCAGACCCACCAAAAGCCGGATCCAAATAGGCAATGCGCTTTAAACTTGCCGGCGGCTCGGCAAATACCGGATCCCCAAAAAGCCGTTCAATGAGATCCACCGGCTCCTGCTGGTACAATGATTGCCAGAGCTTCTCTCCAATCGACTGCCGTATCTCCACAAGCATGTCTAAATCATATCGCTCAGGCCACAAAGCCTTGCCGTCCGCGCTTATTGCCGGAAGCTTCAACAATTCCCATTGGCCGCCATCGCTTTTTAATCCCTGTTCGGCTATAAGCCTACCTGCAAGGTCGTTGGTTACCCAACGGGTCATCACAATAATGACACTTGCCCCCGGATGAAGACGGGTAAAAAGGGTGGAACGATACCAATCCCAAATAGACTCCTGAATTGTCTCACTTATTGCTTCTTCATAGCTTTTTACCGGGTCATCCACAATGGCAAGATCCGCACCACGACCGGTAATCGGTCCAGATATACCGGCACCAATCACCTGGCCACCAACTGTGGTCATCCATTGGTCTTTGGCACGGGTTTGCTGGTCAACCCGACAGTTGGGAAATATATCCGAAAACCTATCGCTTTCGCAGGTGTTTCTCTGCCAGCGTGTTAGATCCTCTGCGCGGGTAGCCGAATAGGATGTCACAATAATTTCGCGCCGAGGATTGCGTCCCAAATACCATACCGGAAAAATCTTTGAGCATAGCTCACTTTTGCCATGCCGCGGCGGCATGTTGATGATAAGCCGTCTTATTTTGCCTTTTTCAGCATCGCTTAGTTTCTTAGCGATAAGTTTTATATGTGGAGGAGTAGTAAATTCCGGATTGATGTACTTTGCAAATCCTAAAATACTGTCTTTGCCGTATATCTTACCGTAGAGGTTTCTATCGCCGGGATTTGGTTTTGAAAACTTTTTAGTCCCCTCAACCAGTAAATGCTCAAAAATATCTCCCTCTCTTTTTTCATGTCTTTTTTCATGTCTTTCAGTTTTCATGGTGGTACTCTATCTGTATCACGTCGCCAGAAAGCCTGCTTTGTATCTCTTTAGCAATGAGCGCCCAATTATCTTTGATTGCTTTGCGCACCGCTGGTATTTCCTGAAAAACCTCGAGCATAGCTTGGATAATAATCAATGGATGTTGATTGTTGTGCTCCATTTCAGAAAGATTAATCACAAACTCGCTTATACCCTTAAAGGCATACACCGCACCCTCAAATGATTTAATTTTAGCTTTTTCATCTATAAGCTGCGCATATAAAGCTTCCTGGATGGTTTCTGCTTTAGCGCGTATTGCTGCATATCGTGTTTTGTACGCATCCTCAGCGCTTCGTCGTAGTGCGTCTCTCACTCTGCTGCGATGATGCTCCCAGGTGTTACCGTCTTCATCCGGCTTCTCAGCCCAGGTTTTAATTGTTTGACCTCGCAGTTTGTCTAAACCAAAGTCTTTACGGAGATGCGCTGCAATCTGCTCAAAATTCAAACCCTGCAGATACAGGGTATATGCACGCAGTTTGATGGTATCCTTATATGCCATCCATCACTCCACAGATGGGAAAACAATATCAGCTTTAATAGCATCAACAGCCTTTCGTGTTCCAGCAGATTCCATAATACGGTTAATGATATTCTTTTTTGCGCGGATACACAGCGCACAGTGGTTTTCAAACTGCTCCGAATTTTTTATAATTTTTACCACCAATGCATCAATATCACTCACTTCGGCAAATGGAGCCGCTTCAGTAACAAGAAGAGCAAATTCTTTATCCCTAATAGCATTCTGCTTTTCAGCATCGCTCATTTTAATCCAGCGATAAGCAAGTGCTCTCTTAGTTGGGAATGTCAATACTTCACTCGCAGGATACTTGGCAAGAAGCGGCCAAATAGCTTTATCGCAAGCGGTGACAACATCACGAATGGCTTCTTCTTTGACAGCTTTTGGATTTTCTTCAACTTGACCTGCATTGGCAACATACCGCGGAATGCCAGAATCAGTGAAAAGACTACCCAAAACATCTCCGGCAAGCTCAACAATTTCGTGCTCTGGAATGGCATATAACCGCTTCTGTTCATCGCTTGCCTTGTCAATATGCGGCTCAATATCCGCATGATACCCTTTATAGTAGCCAACAAGCTTTTCGATTATTTCGCCGTCTGTGTTGATTCGGTAGAACATTGATTGCCTCCATTTGATGTATTTCCCTCACGGGCTTCGTTAATGCGCTTGCCCAAATAAAACACCTGATTGCCCAAACAAAAACCACCAAGCATCACAAAAAATGATTCCACGCCCTGGGGAAAGTCTTTAACCGCGATGCATCCAAATGTTATGAGCACCGCAGCTACACTTAGGCACAGCGCAACAACGAAAAATAACAAAAACAAAGCCCATGTTCTAAGCGTGGTACCCGAAAACTTTCCCGTTTTGTCATCAGTATATAAAAATTTAAGGCTCATCTTATTTCTCTATATCATCTTCAAATAATTTTTGAGCAGGCTCAATCCCCTGCTTTTCTAATAGCCGCAAAATGTTAATTTCAATAAACATCATCTTTTTATCTATGCTCCTATGAAGGCGCTGTGTCACCGCCTCAAGGCGCTCAATGCGTTTACCCTGTTCACAAAACATCCTGTCAGTCTGATCAAACTTGAATTTCATCCGCCAATATATACCAATAATCCCTACCAGCATTCCGCCAACCGTTACAGCAATATATAACACATCTTTAATTGTATCCACAATCCTCTCCTGTTTGTAATAATTTCATAAAAAATATAATAGAAATTATACTTAGCGCAAGGTGGAAAACATACAACAAGTCATATAAGTCA